AATTTAGGTTTGGATTGATAATCCTAATCTTATTTATTAGATCTGATTGGACATTAGACTTTGCATTGGTGAAGATTGTGAAAACATCATTCACCGGAAACTCAGATTCAAAACCTTGGTAGTTAGTCATTCGTAGAACGACTGACTTATCGGTGTATTGTAATTCATCTCCATCCGAATCGTTGGTCGGGTAATAGATTCGAATCAGGGCTGCCCGAGCATAGAGTTTCTCACTCTCTAAGGGATCAATGTTGAGCGGATCTAGATCGTTATCAAAAACGGTGATCGCACCTCCATTGGACGAAACATTAAGACCGATACACGAATGGCCGTCAACTGGATATGCAAAGTCTCCCAAACAAAACTCACAGCCTTTCTCGCTAGTATTGACGATCTTGAAGCACTTGTTGTCAAAAAGCTGTAGGATAGGTTGATTCTCATATCCTCCACAACACGTGCAAACGTCATTTAGGCTCATCTCCGATAGATTTTTTTCATCTTCTCACTCAGCACTTGAGCACGGCTCTTCTTATTTATCGGTTTTTGCGAGGATTCCGAGTTAACCGTCTCTTTTGTTTCAACTTGAACATTCTTAATTGTTGAACGACTTGCCTGGTCTTCCTGAAGGTCCAAAACAATCTCAGATGGGCCGACTTCTTCGTAATTGCTGTCGACTTGCTCTTCTTGTTGAGGCGAGATATCAGGCACACCGACCTCATCCTGATCTCCATACTGGATAAAGAAGTGCAGGCAAGTCAGAGAGATGAGAGGCAGTAACCCTCCTTCTAATAGAGCAAGAAATCGGCGCTGGCTGACAACATCAGATAAGTCGTTTCCTAGTGCCTCAAACAGTGGAGCTGTGAGCTCTGCCCAATCGACAAACGACTTAGATGAAACATCGATCTCAGTGTAACAAAAAAAGATGTTGCCTATGAACTGGATGAGGGTTACGATGACAAAGACGAACCAGACTGAAAATCCTTTGACTTTTACTGAAGCCGCGGCTATCGCTGACATTGCTGCCACCTCAACTGCGATCGACAAACAGATAGCCCAGCTGATCGGATTTGCCAGGTCATACCAACTCACCACGTGAGAGATGGAGATAGCAGCAACTGCAAATATCGGGACCAGAAATGTTGACCGAATGATCGATCTCTTGTTCTTAGAGATCCACTCAGTCATTTGCCTCAATCTTGTTTTTGATGTCGGATAGGCTGCTCTTTCCCTTGTCCAGATCGTCTTCATAGATGAGGTAGTTGAACATCACTACCTCCATCTCATCACGAACATCTTTGGCAGTCGCGTACTTTGCAAGTTGCATCTGGAGAGAATCTAGCTTGCTCTCTAGCCTGATCGTGTTTTCAGAATACTTTTTATCGATCTGTGTGAGCTTGTTATTGGTACAGCCCTTCATCACGAAAGCAAAAAAGAAGATGGCAGTGAGCGCCTGCCACAAGTTGGTCTTGAGTAAATCGACGAGGTCTTTCATGTTTTCTTCTTTTGATTATTTATCCTTCAGGTCAAAGGATGATAAAAATCCCACCCACGATTAGCGAAGCAATTGCTAAAAAGTAGCAAATATCGTAGACGAACTTCGATCGTCGGTACTTCTTGAAATTGTACTTGATCTGCAGAACGTACCCATAATACTCGCCGTCTTTTACTCGATCGTAATCTACGGTTACTGCATCAAGTATACCTTCCTTGGTGAGAAAGTCATTATACTTATTCATTTTCTCACCGATCAGCTTGAGCTCTACTGTTTCTTGAGATGTGTCAGAATACAAAAGAAGCTCAGGATTGAGGTTGACTCCCAAGTACAGGTTACCGTCATCATCGTGATAAAGGCCAAGAGCCGTCAACTTACCTGCTGCTTCTAATTCAAAGATTATCTTGCGATACCTTGAAAAACTAGCGAGGTCATCGAGCCCTTCTTTTAGGCTCTTAAAAACCAAGGCCGGATTTAAGTAGTCTACTATCATACTATCGTGCAGATTTTTTCCTCAAAATGAGGATTTTTTCGAATTATCTCCTGTCGTAAGTCACACCGGATCTTCCTCAACTTAGTCTTTACTGTGTTCTCGTTTAAGGAATAGTCGACTGCAATCTGCTTTACCTTGTGGTTTTTCAACATCTTATCGATGGCGATGTTCCTCAAAATAAGGTCGTCTATGTTAAAGATCTCTTCGATCGTCGTGTTGTAGATCTCCTCGATGTCCAACTGTCGAGCGATCGCGTACTCAAAGTCGTCGGCTTTGTCTACTTTGTGAATGACCAGATCGAAGTCAATGTGAGTCGTCTTCTTTTTCTGGTGCAAGTAGTAAAGCGTCTCGTTCCTGGCAATTGTGTAGATCCAGGTAGTAAATCGACCCTTTTCAAAGTCGAATTGAACGATGTTCTTAAAGATCCGTTTTAGGCTCCATTGGAGAGCCTCGCAAGTATCGAACTCGTTCCTACAAAAGGTCCAAATGTAATACTTGAGTTTGGGATAAATGAGAGAGGCTAGCTCATTTCTCTCGACTTCAGTAACGTCGTCTTTCAACAGTCGCTCAGAAATCTCTTGGATTCTAGCATTGACTCGGCGGTTAGTTTCTTCGTATCCCATGAAGTTATCTGGAAGCTAGCTCTTTTTTCTTCAATTGATTGATGAGAGTTAAACAGTGTTGACACTTTTCATACTCTTCTAATTCCTCATAGAATTTGATGGCATTGTAGAGGCCGTCAACAAATTTAGATCTAGATAGATTGACTGTATGGTCGACTCCATTGATTGAGATAGAGAGAACTTCTACCTCATCTTTTCCTTTTTTCATTCCGTGTTTCTCGATGGCCTGAACGACCGAGTCATACACTAGAGTCTTGTGATGGTGAAAAACATCATCTAGTGTGATGTCACCGTTGAACCGCAGTGATCTCATTTTTTTTAAGTAAAGTGTGGGATGATACTAACATACCGACTAAAACTTAATCCTTAAAAAAACGACTCTTAATCTTTTGCATGTGCTGCATGGACTCAACATCGAACACATTTGATTTTACTTGAGAGTCGCCGGCTTCTCCTGGCTTTGGCGAATTAAGCTTACGTAGAGTATCATAGTTGTAGAGCTGACGTGCATTCTCATCTCGATAAACGGCAAAGATCTGTTCTTCGACTGACTTTCTGTATTCCAGTGGAGCATTTTCATAAGTATCAACCCCGATATCCCAAAATTGGGAAGAATCGAAAAACGGAGCCAGATTGACGGACGTCATCGCAAGATCGTCATTGCCGTTTTGGCCGCGGTAGGTTCCTCCCTTCGACTTACCGAATGCCATTAGCTCCATCACCGTGGTAAAATCGTTTGGAATGATGCGATTTGTAGTCACTAAATGCTTGAATTGCTCACAATACTTGATTTTGTTGGTGGGTCCAAGCCTGAGGCCAAGCTTTGGGTTGGTCGCCATCTCGGTGTGTTTAGTATGAACAAACTGGCCAGTCCAATATGCCGGATTGTCCGACATCCGTGTGTGAATTATCTCACCTTTGTAATTCATCTCAAGCACCACTCGGGTTCTTTCAGGATTGAATATCTTGTATGTGATGTATTCAACGGCTGCCGCAAAGTGTAGGACATCTAACTGATTGGTCCTAAAGGTGCCGATCTGGACCAGCGATACTGTGTCGAGCTCATTCCTGATAGTTTCTTTCTTCTTTAGCAGTTCGCCAATAGGCAAAGTAGCGACCTTATAGACGTTCAATACCGAATAGTCTCCGCCGACTCCGTCCGCAGTATCAATTGAAAACACGTAGTTTGATCGGTCTGATCTAAACTCGCCAAGGCCGCGTTTGGCATATTTTGGATGGAGGAAGAGGTACTCGTTGATGTAGGTGTGGTCATCGTCTAGAGCAAATCGACTGTTGACATACTCTGTCTTAATGTTGTAGAGGCGCTTGAGCTCAATCGAATTGAGAAGCAGTTGGTCTGACGAGAAGAACTGTAGACCGTACTCCTGGTTAAAGTCTTCGATTGAACCGATATCTGCAATGGTCTCCTCTTTCCAAGCCTCGTCTCGACCTGGAACCTGCCACCAGTCGACCCTAAGCGGCACATAACTGCTCTTACAGTCTATCGCGTCGCTCCAAATCTCATAGAACTTGTTTTTGCCGTTCGGTGTCGATGTGATGACGATCTTTGCGTTCGGGTCGGCTGAGATGGTCGGAAATACTGCTCGATAGAACTCGTCGAGTTTCGCGCCGTCGATATGAGCAAACTCATCAATATAGAGAAAGTTGACCGAAAGACCAATACCTGACTTCTTGGTAGTTGTTCGACCGACGATTCGACTATCATTGTCAAACTTGATGTTGCCAGAATTGATGTGCTTTATTCCTGGCTTCATGAAGAACGGCAAGTTGTCCATCGAGATCCTAAACTTATCCATCAACTCTTTCGTAGTGGTAAAGTTATCGGCAACGACTAGACAGGTCTTCTCAGCATGGAAGAGCGAGAACCAAAGGATAAAGATCGCGGCTGTGACTGACTTGCCGATTTGGCGACTCGCCATCAGGATGTTATACTTGTTTGCCTGGAAGGACTTAAGGATCTGCTCTTGGAAGTCACGGAGCCCGCCTGCATCCTTGACCAACATCACCCCATTGCTGGTTTGGATGTAGCAATAGTTATATGCAAAATAGATAATATCTTCCTTACATCGCTTGAGCTCTTGCCACTCTTCTGGGGTGTACTCAAACGGGAGACTTGCTCGTTTAAGGTTGATGTCGTTGTCCTTGAACGGGGAGTGGTGCAGCCCCTTAATATCAAGTCCAGTGTCGATCTGATCGAGCAACGCGGTGATCCGGAGCGTCGTCCAGATTGACGAGTTGATGTCGTCGTCTCCGCCGCTGAGACCTGAGACCTTACGAGATGTGAAAGCCCCACGAGAAGACATGATATCTCTCATCTAGTCAGAGTATTTCTTCGAGGTCGATGAAATCGTCACCCTCGTCGGGCTTGATCTCAATGTTACGCTGCCG